TATTATTAGAGAAGCTAATGCATTGACAAATTTAAAGTCTAATCACAAATGGACTGATAGACAACAAAACGATGTTACTACCAACGGTAAAGATGTGTCTAACGCTCCAATTATTAACTACTCTGGATTGTCAGAGGACACATTAAAAGATATTATAAACAATTCTAAAAATAATGGTTAGTGTATCTGTTGAAGAAGCACAAAAAGAATTAGCACGTAGAAACCTTTTAGAATTTGCAAAGTACACAATGCAAGGTTTCGATGTACAACCATTCCACGAAGTATATTATACCATTTTAGACAAGTTCGCAAAAGGCGAAGTAAAGAAGTTAATAATAACAATGCCCCCACAACATGGTAAAAGTGAGGGAAGCACAAGACGACTACCATCTTATCTATTAGGTATTAATCCAAATCTAAAAATAGCAATAGCATCATATAATACCACATTTGCAAGAAAATTTAACAGAGATTGCCAACGTATAATAGACGATAAAGTATATCATGGTATATTTCCTAATACTGTTTTAAATAGTTCAAACGTAGTAACAATATCAAGCTCGTTTTTAAGGAATAGTGAAGAGTTTGAAATAGTAGGACATAATGGCTCATTAAAAGCAATAGGTAGAGGTGGAGCATTAACTGGTAACTCTGTTGACATAATGATAATGGACGACCTTTATAAAGATTATTCAGAGGGTAACTCACCAATTATACGCGATGGGGTTTGGGACTGGTATTTATCAGTTGTTAAGACAAGATTACATAATGATAGCCAAGAGTTGATTGTTTTTACTCGGTGGAACGAAGATGATTTGGTAGGTAGATTAGAAAAGATTGAAGATGTTATAACCGTAGATTCTTTAGATAGTATTCACGACATACCAAAAAACAGTTGGATTAAGATAAATTTTGAAGCAATAAAGGATTCAGAACAAACAGAAATAGATGCAAGGATTAAAGGTGAGGCACTTTGGGAAAATAAACACTCATTATTTAAGTTAGAACGTACTAGAGAATTAGATATTGAGAATTTTAACTGTTTGTATCAAGGGAATCCACTATCAAAAGAGGGTATGCTATACGGGACATTTAAAACATACAACCAACTACCAGAGTTAAGAGAAATAAAGAATTATACAGATACAGCCGATACGGGAGCAGACTTTCTGTGTTCTATTTGTTACGGTTTACCATTAGATAATAACGATAAAAATATCTATATTTTAGACGTGTTATATTGCGATGACCCTATGGAACTAACAGAACAATGGACTGCTGAAATGTTAAGGCGTAACAATGTTGGTTATGCAGAAATTGAATCTAATAATGGTGGTAGGGGATTTGCAAGAGCAATTGAGAAATTAGTTCCCCCAAATTGTGCAATAGGTTGGTTTCATCAAGGGTTAAATAAAGAATCAAGAATACATACTTATAAGGCTGCTGTTGAAAGTAGAGTAATATTCCCAAGTGATTGGCATAAAAGATGGATTGACTTCTATAATCACGTATCAACGTATAAAAAACTATTCAAAGCAAACAAGCAAGATGGTATTCCAGATGTATTAAGTGGTATTGTTGAAAAAAATGATGAAAATAATTTTTGGATAATATGAAAATATATAAAAATTTATTATTACATTTGTAGGAATCATTAAATTTGATTTGCGAGGTGAAGACGCCTTGCACTATTTTTTAAAGAATGTCAAGATTTAAAAACGCTTTTAAAGCATTAATTAATCCAACGGAACAACAACACTACGAGCGTAGTTTTCTTACTATTTTATCTGATTTAGGATTCAACAAAACAGACCAAAAGAAACTTTTAAATGAGGGTTACTTATCAAACACTTATGTTTATGCTATTATAAACCGTATTTGTGAAACTGCTGCTGATGTACCTATTTATATTGAAGCAAAGAACTCTAAAGGTGATGTTGAAATAATCGAAGATGGTGATTTTTACAACTTCGTACACAATCCAAACCCAGAAACAAACTACAAAACATTTATTTATCAATCATTAGCGTATCAATTAGCTACTGGAAATACTTTTCAGTATGGTATAAAAGGTGTTGGTTCTGCTCATTTTAGCGAAAGATGGAATTTAGCACCACAATATATTGAGCCTAAAGTGGCTTATAGATTAACAGGTGCTTATGCTACTTCATACAAATACACTATTGGAGGAACTATTTATCCATTATCTACTGATGAGGTATTACACGTTAAGAAATTCAATCCAGACCCTAACAGCGAAACACCTTTGTTCGGATTAAGTCCTTTACAAGCTGCGTATCGTACATTAGTAGCATCAAACGAAATTATAACAGCAGATGCTTCTTTGATTAAAAATAAAGGAATGATAGGTATGTTATCTTATAAAGGTGACAGACCATTAACCGAGCAAGAAAGAAGTCAAACACAAGAAGCATTAAAGCGTAGAATAGGTGGTGCTGACAAATACGGAAGTATTGGGGTTTCAAGTGGTGAGTTTGACATGATTAAGTTCGCTATGTCGCCACAGGATTTACAAATATTAGAAAGTGGTATAGTTAAGTTAAGAGATTTGTGTTCAGTATTTGGTGTTAGTTCAAGAATGTTTAATGACGCTGATGGTACTACATTTTCAAACTTAAAAGAAGATAACAAGAAATTTTACACACAAGCTATATTGCCCCCTTTAGAAATGGAAATTGATTATTTCAATAGATTCTTTGCTAAAGGTTGGAGTGAAAGAGATGGCGTTCAATATACTGTTAGATTAGATGTTGAACAAATCGAGGCTTTACAAACAGATTACGAGGCAAAAATAAAAGTATCTAAAGACAAGTCAGAAATTGTTAGAAACATATTATCTGGTGTTGGTGAGTCGTGGAGTAGAGAAAGTGCAATAGAGCAATTAGTATTCTCATTAGATATTGAAGAAGAAGCTGCTATTAAGTTAGTAGATAATAAACCAATTATTACGACAAATGAATAAAACGATACAACAAAAGTTAGCTACTCATTTTGGAGTTAAACATTCAGAGGGTGGTTTAGCAATTAAAGAAGTTAACGAAAACGAACGTACAATAAAAGCTATTGCTAACACTTACTATTGGATAGACAGCGACCAAGATATGTTGGTTAAAGGCTCATCTACAAAATCAATAAACGATAGAGGGGTTAATTCAAGTGCTGTTGCTAAAATTAAACATCAATCAGACCACGTTTTAAATACACAAAATACAGTAGGTAGAATTACGGTGTTAGATGAAAGGGCAATTGATGGTAAAGACGTGTTGTACTTTGAATCGTTTATACCAGAAACAAGAAAAGGCAACGATGATTTAATGAATTATAAGAGTGGTTTATACGATAATCACTCAATAGGGTTTAGATATAAAGTATTAGAATTGGCTGTTAGAAATAGTCAAAATGCTGATGAATTAAAGAATTGGAATGAGTTTTATCCAATGGCTTTAAATCCAGAGAAAGCCGACGAAATGGGTTTCTTTTGGGTAGTAAAAGAAATAGAACTTTTTGAAATATCGGTTGTTAGTTTTGGGGCAAACCAATTAACACCATATTTAGGTAGTAAGTCTGCTACGGATAACAACAACTTAAAAGCTGAATTGTTAGACAGAATAGACCAATTAAATGCACAACTTAAATCAAACGTGGAAGCTAAAACAGACCGTAAAAATATAGACATGGAATGTTTACAGCTAAAGCAAATAATCACCGATTTACAATTATTTGAGCCATCGAAAAAAGCCACTCGTAAAGAGCCGACTAATAACGATACCAAAAAAGAGGAATCAAAAAAACAAGAAAATAATCTATTAACAATTTTATCAAAAAATTACAAAAATGAAAAATAATTTTGAAGTTAAATCTCAAGAACTTATTGGCAAAATGTCAGAGGAAGAGAGAACAGGTTACTTTGCCGACCTTATCGAATGGCAAACAGAAAGCATTAAATCTTTGAACGAAGCAAAAGACAAAGAAAATGCTGACAAAAAAGAGTTAGAAAAACAAATCAAAGAATTGACATCTGCTAACATTACAGCAATGAAAACTTCTTTAGAGGCTCAAGGCTCTGCAATTTCTAAAATGGCTAAAGAATTAGAATCTAAAACATCTGATAAGCCTTTAGATTTTCAAGCTGCTGTTATGAAATCTTTAGTTGATGCAACTGATGAAATCAAAGGAATGTTGAAAGATGGTGCTAAAAACATCAAATTAGAGATTAAAGCATCTCAAGGGGCTGCCGACATTGATTCTGGTACTGACTTCGCTGATATGCTTCCAGGAGTAGGTCAATTAGCTACAAGACAACCATTCATGCGTTCTTTGTTTAATCAAAGAAACACAACGAAAGAATACATCAAATACAATGACCAAGAAACCATTGTAAGAGATGCTAAAAATGTTGCTGCTTGTGCTGCTACTACTCATAACTCTAAAATCACTTGGAAAGTTAGAACATTACAAATCACTAAAGTAAGAGATTTTGTTGATGTTTGTATTGACATGATGGATGATTACGAATGGGTATCTGGTGAGATTAGAGGCTTAGTATCGACTGACGTTGCTTTAAAAGTTGACGAAGGTTTGTTATTAGGAAATGCTATTGCTCCAGAATTAAATTCTGTTGCTGCTATTGCTTCTACATTCGCTGCTGGTTCTTACGCAACAAGCGTACAAGCTCCAACATTGATAGACTTAATTAGAGTAGCTGCTTGTCAAATCTCTGATTTAGGACAAAACAACAAATTTTCTGCTAACGTAGCATTGTTAAATCCAGCAGACCAATGTTTAATGACTTTGGAAAAAGACTTAAATAATAACTATTTAATTCCAAACTGGATAACTAACAACGGTGTTAACATCGGTTCTGTTAGAGTAATCACAAATCAATTAGTGCCACTAAACGAAATGTACATAATGGATTCTACAAAAGGAACTGTTGTATCTCGTAAAGGTGTTACTGTTGAATTAGGTTTTGAGAATAACGATAACTTTGAAAAAGAATTAGTAACCGTTAAGGCTTACGAAAGACTTAATTTCTTGGTTAGAAACGTAGATGCTAACGCATTTATGCACGTTCCAAGTATTTCAGCAGCTATAACTGCTATTACTAAACCATAGTGTTAATTGTTTCTCTGGAGGCTCGTATAGAAATATACGGGCTTTTGGGGTTAAAAACCAATACTATTTAAGATGAAAATAACAATAACAAAAGACATAGCTGGAATGTTAGAGGGTGAACATAGAGAAGTATCTGAATACATAGCTAGACGTGCTATTGAAGAGGGTTGGGCTATTGAATACAAAAGAAGTGAGGAGGCTGTAAAAGCATTGGGAAAGTCAAAAGCCTCAAATGGGGGCAAGTCAAAGAAAAAATAAAAGAATACGATGTCATTATACGTACAATTATCGGACTTTAAAGGTCAAGATAAAATAGCAAGGGATAAATTCACAGAGCCAGAACTTCAAGAATATATTGACAAGTTCGAGGTTAGGTATTTACAGGATTTGTTAGGTTGTGAATTATATAGTGATTTTGCTATTGACTTTGCAATAACTGGCACATCACCAACAGACCCTAAATTTATAGCTATTTGGAACTCATTTTGTCAAGATAACGATTGTCATATTGTACGTAGTGCTGGAGTGGTAAAGATGTTATCTTTATTTATATACTTTGAATATTTAAGAGATACGAAAGTAAAGAATAACATAGGAGGAATACAAAAGAATGTACAAGCTAATTCAGTAGAAGCTGAATTTTCTACATCAAATATATATACTAATTATAATGAGGCTTTAGAATCGTATTGGGCAATACAATGGTTAATTTGTGAAAATGCCAACGGTTACGATTGGAGCGATTATAACGGTCAAGTTAAACATTTAATAAGCATGATATGAATAAGCCAATAAAAACAAAATTTATATTTTCAGATGGCACTTCTCATGATGCTACTGTTTCTGAAACAACACAATCAATTAGCAGTTGTTACAAGTATGAATGGAGTTTAACACCGATTAAAACAGGAATGACTGAATTAACTTCTACTTATACAATAGAAGTTTCAAACGATGATATTAATTGGTTTGAATATAACAACCTTTCAACAGACGTATCAATTATTGATGCTGTTGATGAC